ATGGTTAAACAATTGAAATTCTCTGAAGATGCACGTCAAGCAATGTTACGTGGTGTAGACCAATTAGCAAATGCAGTTAAAGTAACGATTGGTCCTAAAGGACGTAATGTTGTATTAGATAAAGAGTTTACAGCACCTTTAATTACGAACGATGGTGTAACGATTGCTAAAGAAATCGAATTAGAAGATCCATATGAAAATATGGGGGCTAAACTAGTTCAAGAAGTTGCAAATAAGACAAATGAAATTGCTGGTGACGGTACGACAACTGCAACAGTATTAGCTCAAGCAATGATTCAAGAAGGCTTGAAAAATGTTACAAGTGGTGCGAACCCAGTTGGTTTACGTCAAGGTATCGACAAAGCAGTTAAAGTTGCTGTAGAAGCATTACATGAAAATTCTCAAAAAGTTGAAAATAAAAATGAAATAGCGCAAGTAGGTGCGATTTCAGCAGCAGATGAAGAAATTGGACGTTATATTTCTGAAGCTATGGAAAAAGTAGGTAACGATGGTGTCATTACAATTGAAGAATCAAATGGACTAAACACTGAACTAGAAGTGGTTGAAGGTATGCAATTTGATCGTGGTTATCAATCACCATATATGGTTACTGATTCAGATAAAATGGTTGCTGAATTAGAACGCCCATACATTTTAGTAACAGATAAGAAAATCTCGTCTTTCCAAGATATCTTACCTTTATTAGAACAAGTGGTTCAATCTAATCGTCCAATCTTAATTGTAGCTGATGAAGTTGAAGGCGATGCATTAACAAATATCGTGCTAAACCGAATGCGTGGCACATTTACAGCTGTTGCAGTAAAGGCGCCTGGTTTCGGTGATCGTCGTAAAGCAATGTTAGAAGATTTAGCTATTTTAACTGGTGCGCAAGTGATTACTGATGATTTAGGCTTAGATTTAAAAGATGCATCAATTGATATGTTAGGTACTGCAAGTAAAGTAGAAGTAACTAAAGATAATACCACTGTTGTTGATGGTGACGGTGACGAAAACAGCATTGATGCACGTGTAAGCCAATTGAAATCTCAAATTGAAGAAACTGAATCTGACTTTGATCGTGAAAAATTACAAGAGCGCTTAGCTAAATTAGCAGGTGGTGTTGCAGTTATTAAAGTAGGTGCAGCAAGTGAAACAGAGCTTAAAGAACGTAAATTACGTATTGAAGATGCATTAAATTCTACACGTGCAGCAGTTGAAGAAGGTATTGTTGCAGGTGGTGGTACTGCATTAGTAAATGTTTACCAAAAAGTAAGTGAAATTGAAGCAGAAGGTGACATTGAAACAGGTGTAAATATTGTACTTAAAGCACTAACTGCACCAGTTCGTCAAATTGCTGAAAATGCAGGATTAGAAGGTTCTGTTATTGTAGAACGTTTGAAAAACGCAGAGCCGGGTGTTGGTTTTAACGCTGCTACAAACGAGTGGGTTAATATGTTAGAAGCAGGTATCGTTGATCCAACTAAAGTAACACGCTCAGCATTACAACATGCTGCAAGTGTTGCAGCAATGTTCTTAACGACTGAAGCGGTTGTAGCATCAATTCCAGAAAAAAATAATGACCAACCTAACATGGGTGGCATGCCAGGAATGATGTAAAAAGACTGTTGAACGCTGATTTTATAACGTTTGTAATGTTGGGTGGTCATAATTTGGTCATAGAAATTTTAAAATAAATCTTTTGAGACGTTTTCCATGAGTTTACTAAACTTTTGGGAAGCGTCTTTTTTGTATGAGTTCGTAATCTTAGCGTAGATGTTCATAGTGGTATTTATATCCTTATGGCGCAAGCGTTCTTGTATTTCCTTAATATGAACACCAGCCTCTATAAGTAACGCACAATAAGTATGACGAAATGAATGAGTGCTTATTTGCTTATTAGTTATGTCAGTCTTTTTAAGTATAGCTTTTATCCATAATTGTAGTTTCTTAATTACGAGGGGATAGCCGTTAACATCAGTAAAAACGAAATTATTATCTACATACAATTCGTTTTTCCATGTATCCTGAACATCCACTTTATAGTTTTTAAGTAATTTAATCACATGAGGATCAACTGAAATTTTTCCGATTGAGCTTTCAGTTTTTGGTGTAAGTATTTGAAATTGCTTTTTATTGTTATTCGGATTGTAATAAGTCTTTGTAATATTGATTGTGTTATTCTCAAAGTCTATATCAGACCATTTCAATGCCAATAATTCACCTGCACGCATGCCTGTATATGCTAATGTACAAAACACCTCAAAGCTGTTTTGGGGTGAATGGTGATTTTTAGCAACCTCCAGGAATTGAAATAATTCATCTTTTTCAAGAAACTTTTTATGTATCTCAGTATCTTCTAATTCTTCCACACTAATTTTCTTTTTAGGTCGTTTAATACCCTCGCTAGGCATTATTCTTATTAATTTCATATCGTATGCGTACTTAAATATCATATTTGTAGAGGCTATAATGCTATCAACATAATTCTTGCTATACTGTGCGCTTATATCGTTTACAAAACGTTGATATTCATGTTTATTGATAGTTTGTATTGGTTTATTGTTAAAGCGTTCTATGGCGTGGTTTATGGCTTTCTCGCGTGCTCTGACACTACTTACTTTTACTTCGTTAGCATATTGTGATATCCAATCGTCAGCAACCTGTTTAAATGTAGATGTGGACGGTGCGATATAATCGCCATTTCTTAATTGACGCTCAACCATTTCAGCGTGATGTTTAGCGTCTGATTTGCGTTTAAAACCTGAGTTTGAAATATATTTATATTTGCCCGTTTCTGCGTCTTTTCCTAGTGATATACGATAGCGCCATGTATTTCCGCGTTTTTCATAACTTGCCATTTGATCACCTCGATTAATATTCTTTAAAAATATCACTAGATAAACGGCTATCAGTTTGTAAAATTTCTTTATGTAGAGTCGTACTTTTTTCGCCTTTATTTGGAAAAAGCTCTTCAATATCGTCTATATTTTTTACTATTATTTCAGAAACATACCCACTTAACTTTTGGTTAATTTTTTTAAATAACAAGTTTTTAAGGCCTGCAGATAAACTATCAACGTATTTTTTTAATCCGATATTTTCATCTTCATTTTTAATCGTGAAAATAAATCTATGTTGTGAATTAGTTATCTTTTCAGTTTCTTTATATGAGACGTCTAAGTCAAAATTTAATTTTTGCCTATTATCTAATTCGACGTCTACTAAAATTTCAAAGTCAAAATTTTCAATCGAAAAAGCGTGAGTAATGTTTGCAGTTACTTCAAATCCCTCGAAAACATCATTAATTTTATAATTCGGTTCTTCATCAAAAGTAAAGTCAAAATTGATCGGATTATGTTCAAAAAATTCTGAAGGAGATATGTGCAGATAACTACATAATTTATCTATAGCATCATATCTTATCATTTCAGAATCATTTTGTGCCATTGAAGTAAGTGAACTTCTTGCTATTTTTACATCTTTTGCAACACGAGATATTTTTAGTCCTCTTTCTGACAGTAGTTCAGACAATCTATTTCTAATCATTACAAACCTCCTAATTATGTTAATAATAGCATTTTTTTGGACGTTTATGTACAAAAAAATAAAAAATGATTGAGAAGTCAGTCGAAAAACTATTGCAAAAGAAAAATGATTATGTATAATAAAGTTATAAATTGATTGAGAAGTCAGTCAAAAAAGAAGGAGGATTTTAATTATGACTATTTTAGCGAATACTAGAAAGTTTAAAGAAGCCATGTTCTTAAAAGGCTTTAATTTATCTGATTTATCACGTGAAACAGGTGTTGGAATTTCTTATTTAAGCCAAATTATTAATGGTAAAAAGATTCCAAGCCCTAAATTAGCTAAGAAAATGGCAGAAGTTTTACAAGTTGAGGTAAATGAATTATTTGAATTTGAAGTAAAGGAGGCATAAACCAATGTTCAACATTAATATTGATGAAGATGAAGCACGTGAGTTACTTGAGCAGGCTATCAATGCACGTGTGGACGAATTAGCGAAAGAGAAATATTTTATGACTTACAAAGAGTTGTCTAACTATCTGAATTTAAGTAAGCCTACTATTGAAGAATTACTTATTAATAATGGCATGAAATATTATATGGTCGGATCTACGTACAGATTCAAAAAGTCTGATGTAGATGAATTCATGGAACAGCTTACTGCTCATATGAATATCCAGAATAACGACTTTAAACAAGTCAATATCAAAAAGTTATTGGAGGCAAGGCAATGAAAATCTACTTAACTTATATCTGCTTAGTTTCGTTGTTAACAATCTTATTACTAGCAATATCTAACATGTATGTTGCTTTTAGCGTTTATGCTTGGCTAATAACTTTAGGATTTAATTTAACAGGAGGATTAAAAAATGAATAATGAACAAAAAGAAGTAATAGAACACGTGGTTTATCAACTTGAGTTAAGTGTCATGAATAATTTGGAAAGTTATGAACACACAGAATATGTTAATGGTATTGAAGTGGTTTCAGAGATCAGTCGTGAAAAGCACTTAGAATTGATAATGAAATGGTGCGCAGAAAAATTAAAGAATAATTTTCAATTAGAGAAAGGAGAATAAAAATGGATTGGGAAATTAAAAGTTTATTTAGCGATTTAAAGTTGTTGAAAGATAGTTTTGAGGATTTAAAGGATAGTAATGGTTGGCATTTTGATGAGCTATATCCATATGAACCAAATCATGTCTTAAATAAAGATGAATTAATTGGAGAGGGATTTTCTTATCATGAGAGACGTATTCACAATAATCAAATGTTTGATTTATTCCATCTCTATATAGAGCAGTTCGATAATATTATCGAAAAGTTTTATGAAATAGAAAAAGCATCATCTGATGTAAGTTTGGCGACAGAATCAGATGACGCATAGATACTAAGTATTTATTTAAATAAATACTAGTAAAAATAATAACAAAAATAAAATGATATCGAAAGGATGACTACATGGACGAAGTATCACTTTATAAAAAACATTTCGAATTTCATTCTAAATTAGATTATGTTGCAACAATTAATCTATCTAGGATAAAAGAGATAAGCAAGCGTATAAACTTTGCATCAATCTCGACAGATAGACAAGTTTTTAATAACAAAGGAAATGTATATCACCGAGAAAAAGATAATGTTGCAGGTGATTATATTAGTAATCTTACTTTAGATTATACCATAAAACCAAAAGAAATTGGGCTTGTTTATGGAACTGTCAATATCAAGACTATTGATAAAAATGGTGAAGAAGAAAAACAATCTACGTTTAAAACTAGTCATTTTCATAACTATGCACGTTTTATAGCTGATCTAATTTCTGACAGGGTCATTTATTCAAAACAACTAGACTGCTTTATTATAGTTAAGAATAACCAGTATGAAGTGATAGACAATACAAACTTTGCGTTAACCTATCCAGTTGATAACAAGTACTATATTGATGATTTCTTAGATGTGATGTTAGAGCTTTACCGTGAACATTTAAACGTAACTCATAACTTTAAGATTTATCCATATTGCTTTGCAGGTAATGACTGGGTATATGATTGCCAAAATTTAACGCTTACAGAACAAAAATTAAAAAGTGATGAGCTCTACTCAATTAAATATGACGTAGATATTAAAGATATCAATTTAGAAATACCCAGAAACTTCTTTGGTTTAGTAACTGACAATGAAAAGAGTAAAAACAATTTAATGCTAACACACGCTTATACAACGTATCGAAAAATGAAATTGATACAAGCAGAAAAGTGGTTTTTACTTAAAGATTTTGGTCGTTCTGGAAAAGGTTTGTTTATGGCTACATTTGAAAAATTGATGACAGTGAACAAAGTTAATTTTGATAGCCTTATTTCTGGTGGTTTTGAATCGGCAAATGAGTGGATGAATTTTTACGGTGCAGATATAGCTCATGCTAATGAGACAGGTGAAATCACTAAACAAATGATGCGCATATTAAGAAAAATAGCAACAGGTGAAACAATTTCTGGACGGGGCATTGGAAGAAACGCATTTACATTTAAAAATAACGCCGTATTAATACTAGATACAAATGAAAGTGTAGATACTGGTGAAATTACAGCCAATACAACGCGAACAGTTAAAATATCGCTAAAGGATAGACCCATAAATGAAACTGATGAAGAACGTTATCAGATTTTTAAGCCTTATTGGGATTATATACAACCTAATGGCAACATTTCAGTTAGTGCGTCAGTGTCATTCTTAATAGCGAGTTTGGAATATTTAAAAGAAAATGGAAGAGAATTTAAATTTAAGGATGTAACGCTCAAGTATTATTTTAATGAAGATGAATTGACTGAAACTCAAATTACTATGATCAGATTGTTATCAAAACAGGGCTTTATATTAGCAGGCGATGAAACTTTACAACGCTTGATAGAACAAGATTACTCAAGTTTACGTTACAAGAACGCTAAAGAAGACATGAGGAAAATTGGCATTAGTATCAATAATCAAAAGAAAATAGACGGGGTAAATACAAAAGTTCATAAAGTTGGAAACATTGAATTATTTAATATGGCTTTAGAACTAATTTCTGAATACTAAGGTTACTGTAACTCTAGGTAACTTATATAGTAACTCTAAAAATAGCGTTATAACAATTGGTAACCTATATAACTCTTATTACTGTAACATTAATCGATAACTTTTAATGTTGTTGATGATATAGGTAAAAATAAGAGTTATTAGAGTTACTGGTTACCTACAAAGGAGATATACAATGACAGGTTATCATGTAGCAAAACAATTATTAAAAAAGAATATTGAAGTGATACCACTTAATAATCACAAAAAGCCAACAGTTTCATTTGCTGATATAGATATTACCGATGAATTCATTGAATATCATTCTAATATTTATCATCAAACCAATGTATTGGGCGTATTAACACGAGGTGTATGGTGTATCGACATTGATGTAGATCATGAAGATGGTAAGAATGGTTTCGTTAGTTTGAAACAAATACCATATTACGAAGAACTTGTTACCAATGCACAAAATACATTAGTACAGACAACGGCAAGTGGTGGGAAACATATCATATTCAAAAAGCATGACAATATCGAATACGGACAGAAGATAGGTTATTTACCATCTGTTGATATCAAAGCACATCCCAATAATTATTTTGTGCTTGCAGGTAGTCAAACAGCTAAAGGTATATACACTCATAACGGTGTCAATGTAACTAAGTATCAAGGAGAGTTTGAGAAACGAATATTTTCTAAAGCTGGTAATTACAAACAACAAGTATTAGAGCCGTATTCCATTCGACGAGCACTACCTAATTATAGTTTTAGTCACGTAAGAGTTGGCAAAGGTGGAGAAGGCAAACGTGCATATCAACGCATTATAGACGGTCAAAGTGAATATAGGAACAATGATTTATATAAAGCAGTAAGTTACGCGATTCAATGTAACGTAGATATTGAGCCGTTACGTGTATTGATTGGAGATAATAAAAACGGCGATGTATTTACTGAGAGAGACTGGGAGGCGACAGTTAGAAGTGCAAGCCGTTAAAGAGAATTACAATTTAGATGAACAAGCCCAAAGCATTGGCTTAATAACTGGTATATCTAATGAAGTATATTATTGTTCAATAAGTTATGTATCAACGGTTTATTTAGAATATATTGATAACAATTGGACTGCATGGCGTGAGAGTTATATACCTAAATCGAATAAAAGGACAAGTTACAAAGTTATAGCTACAGGAAGTTTTGAGTTAGTGCTAGCTAGATTAAAGAATTATTTAAATTATATAAAAAGGAGTAAATAACATGAACGTAGAAACTATCGTAAACCAATTTGAAACACGAGCAGGCACGTTACTAAGGTACTACACAGGATTATTAGAACATAGTAAAGTGCAACCATGTTGCTTTAAGTTATACAATGATCCATTTGATATGGTTTATGTGATGATGAACGGGAAGTTATTCGGTCATGTATATATTAAAGATTGTAAAGTAAGGCAATCATTTGAATTAGCGTCCCCTAAGCACACTGAGGGGCTTATAAGAAGCATAGAGGGGCATTATGTAGGTTATGAATTACATGACGGTAAACAGCTTTCTATTAGTGATATGATGGCTAGTCATTTGTTTGAAGATGAATATTTTATGTATGGATTACAAACATATGCAGAATCAAATAATAGTGATGTGTTTGAGTACCTAGAAAATGGATTTGATACTGATACACTTGAGGGCATTCAATCGAGTAATACTGATGTGATAGCGAATATTGAAATGTTGTATCAGATAGCTACGGGAATCAATGAACCAGCACCAGAGTTAGTTGAGGGGTTGAAGTTGGTAACTGAGTTTGTGCAAGACGAGAAGGCTACACAAGAGGATTACAAGGCTTTAGAACGTAAATTGAATGATCTAAAAGTGTCTTACTATAGCTTGAGTAAATAATGTTATGAGGGGTCACATGTAGTGTGTGGCTTCTTATAAAAAAACGGCAAGGTTTGTACAAGGTATAGAAGTTTAAAATGGTAAGGTTTTCGGAAGGTTTTGGCTTTTAAAACCCAAAAGTTTCCCAAAGGTGCGCAGACTCTGAGAACAATGAAATAGGAAGGTGTACAAGGTTAAAAAAAGGCGAGGTACAGAACTTTAAAATAGTAAGTTTGAGGTAGAAAGAAAACAATGTTTTATACCAGAGTTGCAAAATGGTGAGAAAAGGGATAAATGCGAGCAATTGAATCAAGAAGAAGTGAAAACCCCAAGCTTTTCCGTAGGTTATAAGAATAGTGCGATTTTAGATAGGTACGAAGAATTGCGTCAAGAAGGAAACTAAAGGTAAGTGGTTTTTGATATTGATAAAAGTAATAAGGTTTTAATAAGGTATAAAAAATTTAAAAAGATAATATATGTTAATGTTTGTTATTTTTGAAGAGGGCAAAAGTTTTGTTGTTCGTATTTTGTTCGCGTAAAAAATGGGAACTTAAGTTCTATAGAAACTACTACGTTTTACTACGGAATTTCTTTTTCTTATTGTTTTAAGAGGGATAGGAATGATGCTAAACACCTGATATAATGCGGTTTATAGCGAACGTAAGTTTGATTTAGATGTGTGGAATTGGTATAATTAGAGTAAGCAAAAAACAGAAAGCGTGGTGAGACAATGAGTGAATTTGAAGTAAAAGAAAAGACGTACAACTTACCGAATGAACACCGCCAAGTACTCAATGTGATAAGAAATACGTCTAATAAATATATTACTAAAACAAAGCTGCTTAATCAATTGGGATATGAAGTGAATAAGGCTAACAATAGATGGTTAACACAAGTCATTACAAGCTTAATCATTAATTATCATTATCCTATCGGATATAGCTATAAAAAAGATACTAGAGGCTATTACATCATTAAAACACAAGCTGATAAGATAGAAGCTATCAAAAGTATTAAGGGCTTAATTGAGGGCAGTCAGAACCGTTTAAAAGCCCTAGAAGAAATTGAAGTGTAACATGATAATTATGAAATGAAAGAGGTTAACATAAATGAAAACAAATCATTTATTTGAAAAATATTCCGATGAAGTAAAAGGCTACAAAGAAGAAATTGATAATTTAGAATCTAAAATTGAAGATACTACAAAGACTATTGAAGACCTATCTTCCCAATATAAGGAATACATAAAAATTGGCAACGATAGTGAAGCTGATAAGACGTTTAATAAGATTTCTAAATTAGAAGATGAGAAAGCTAAAGATAATAAAAGATTCGAAACTAAAAAAGAATTATTTAAAGATATCAAGCGTGAAAAACTTATAGACTTATTGTTGAATAGGAAAAATATTCCTGAATTATATCAAGATGAAGCGCAAGGTTTAGCACGTGAATTAGAAGATACAATTGAACAGTTTAATAATGTTATTGATAAAATCAACAGCATGAATGAAGAATATCAAAAAGATATGTATAAATTCGATTCTTTGATAGATCGAAATGAAATGAAAAAAGATGATCTATTTAGACAAAGATATGGAGAAGTGTTAGCGCTTTACATTAACCGCTCTCTTATTAACACAAAATCAATTCATTTCGATAGTCACCAAAGATTGGAGGTTAAAAATAATGCAATTCAGTAAAACTCTAGAAGCAATTAATAACGCTGAATTAGATGAAAAGCAACGTTTATCAATTTTAGAAGCAGTAAAAGAAGATGTGAATGATGAGGAAAAAAGAAACGTAAGAGATGTTCCAACTATTTCAGATTTAGCTGATAAAGTAAATATTAGAAAAAACAAATAGACAAAAGCCAAGCCTTAATTGGTTTGGCTTTATTAAGTAGTGGGGTGGATAAATGAAACTGAGTAAATCTAAGAACGTTTTTTATTATCGTAATAGCGACAATAAATTATCTGAGTATCAACTATTAACGCAATTTAACCCAGCATTTATTAATAAAAAAATTAAGATGTGTGAATTCCAAATTGAAAGTATGTACCATATGAGTGCGTCGACCACAACATGTGATGAAATAATGGGGGTCGTGTCTGTCTCATATCCGATTGAAAAATTAGTTATCAAAATTATTGAAACAAAAGCAGGGTTACAAAACTATAAAAATAGATCTATAAATAATATGGCGTTGTTGAAAAAGGTAATTAACTATTATACAGAAGAAGAGAAGAAGCAAGTTGTAAAATATATGCGTTCAAATGGACGATATAAGCCCTACAACGTCATTGGACGCTTACAGGTTGATTTGTATCAAGCAAGTATTAAACAACGTTCAGAACGTCAAAAACAAAGAAATAAAGCAATTGAAAACAGCAAGATTGTACGAGTAAACGAATATCATCAATTTTCACATGTAAAAGTGGTGTAACAATGGATAAAAAGCAAATAAAAGGCTTCGTGTGTGATTATCATGAGCGAACTAGAAGTGATGCATTGATAGATGATGAAATAAATACCGATGAATTCTTTTCAATAGGTGATGAAAATTCTGATAAATTGATGACAGACGATAATGTCGATGATCATATCGTAAAGAATCACTTAGAAATGATTGTTGACCAAGTAGCAACCGATAAAGAGTTTTATATTTTCGACTCCCTTATACAAGGACGTAGTTATCAAGATATTAGCAATGTCTTAGAGTATTCAGAACAATCTGTAAGATTATGGTATGAAACCTTATTAGATAAAATTGTGGAGGTTATAGAATGAGTGAGTTAACGGCAAAACAAGCGCGTTTTGTGAATGAGTATATAAGAACACTTAATGTAACACAAAGTGCCATAAAAGCAGGCTATAGCGCAAATAGCGCACATGTGACAGGGTGTAGGTTATTGAAGAAGCCACACATCAAGCAATATATACAAGAACAAAAAGATAAGATTATAGATGAGAATGTATTAACCGCAAAAGAGTTACTACATGTGCTTACGAATGCGGCAGTCGGTGATGAAACAGAAACGAAAGAAGTTGTAGTCAAGCGTGGAGAATATAAAGAGAATCCAAAAAGTGGCAAAGTACAATTAGTCTATAATGAACATGTTGAACTGATAGAGGTACCAATAAAACCTAGTGATCGTTTAAAAGCTCGTGATATGTTGGGTAAATACCATAAGTTATTTACAGATAAGCATGATATTAACGGGAATGTGCCTATATTCATTAATATTGGTGAATGGGATGGCGATGATGAAGATTTAGATAAGACGGTACAAGAGGTATCTAACGCTAATCCTAATCATACTGTGATTGTGGATGATATACCGTTAGAGGATTAATGAGGAATATTTACAGATAAATAAGATGTGAATCTTGTGGCACCAGAATTTGTTGATGATATAAAGAGATTTTAGAAATAAAGAAAACAGCAAGTTTACTTGTCGAAATGTGATGCTTGAAGAATGATTACTTACTAATTTAGGTACATATTATAAATCGGATTATCGATTCAATAAGGTTGTATTTAATAAATATTATATGTCAACATTTTTAAATTAACTTGACAAATTTAAGTGAATGTATGGTAAAAAATGTTGAAATGTACTATATTATAAATAAGGGTTGCATATAAGCAACACATCTTGGCGAATACACATAAAGATATTTATTGTTTTTGTGTACGAATTATAGAAAGCATATACACGGTGACAGCGTAGGGACGCTGTCATTTTTGTTTACAGAAAATGAATTAAGGAGGGAATATACTTTGATTTCTAATATTTCAATTTTTGCAAAAGACGATAAAATGCAAGTTAGTGATAAGTTTAATCAAATAGTCGCTAAAATGGATTATTTAAAAAACAAAAGGAATCATTTAGTTCATAGTTCCAAAATAGCAGAAGATGAAAAAAAGTTTTTAGAAACCTATATTAAAATAGAAAAATATAATGAAAGTAATATCTATTTAAAAGATGATAAAGTTAATATAAAGAGAAAGTTGAATCAAAATAATTTTGATTTTGAAATGGTTAAAGACATTTTTGAAATCAGAGAAGAATTAGTTGATTTAGAGATAGAAGACTTAAGTATTAATAATATAGAAAGCTCATATATTTTTGAAAGCACTTTTTTTGCTGATGTATTAGATGATGTGAATTTTGCAAAAAAACAAAATTTACAAAAAAAACGTAATTCGAAATCACTTGAAAGTGAAAATGTTTACAAAGATAAAAAGAAATTGTTGAATACAGACATAAAAACAAAATTTGATATGGTGACGTTATGATAAAAAAAATAAAAGATATAATAAAATTGGAAGTTAATTATTTAAATAGGATTGATAAAGATAATACTGACAATGATGGGATAATATTAAAAGCAAATAACAATGTAAATTTACCAAATGAAGATAATGAAGCTTATGTAGAAATTATTTTTACTATGAGAAGTGTAGAATCTAATTCATGGGAAAATGAGAAAAATAAAAAGAGAATTTTAGATGATGAAAATGATCAAAATATAATTGGCAAATTAAGAGTTAATTATAAAATAATATGTGATTTCAGTACAGAAAGGGAAGAAAAAATGAGAGATGCACTTTTAGAAATTATAGAACCTTATTTCAGAAAAGAAGTTGAAACTTTATTGTCAAATATGAAATTACCAAATTTTATTCTTCCTTACAGGTTTTGGGAAAATGAAGATAACTAA